TCGATGAACCTATTCCGCTAATTGCACCACCGATTGATGCTGATATTGAAACATCGGCTAGGGCATCTAATTTAGAAGTATCCAATAAGTCAAGTTGAGTAACAACCGATGCTAATCCACCTGCCATTGATACCAATGCATTTGCCAAATTGGTTACATTATCTACACCTTCTGAACCGAAAGTCCCTAAAGCTTCTCCAGTTTTGGTTAAAAACTTTCGTACAGTTCCACCCCAAAGTAGAGATGCGATACCCAATGCACTAATTCCAGCGGTTAATCCAATGAAGCTATATCCAAGTACTCCCATAGCAACTGCTTTTTCTAAAGTTATTACATCAAGCATTCCTATTAAACCACCAGATACTGCTGTTACGATAGATGCTATACCTTCAAATGCTCCTTTTAATATATCACCAAATGCAGATATTGCTGGTGCGGCTAACCCAAGAGCATATCCCAATGGAATCATTGCTGCACCAAATGCGGCAAGTACTAATAAACCTATTCCAATTTGTGGTAATGCTTTTGAAACTGTTTTTCCAAATGCTGATAATCCACTTCCTAAACCTCGCAAACCAACACCGGCCGCTACTCCCATTAGAGATAATGCTAACAAACCTGGTATTGCTGCTATCATTGCAACCATACCCAATGCGGTTGGTATTAAATTAAGTGCACCGAAAAGAACTTTTGCATTACCCATTGCTTTTAATCCACTAGCAAGACTCTTTAATGATTTACCAGTTCCACCAGCTGGTTTTGCTGCTTTTGTATCTGGAGTTTTTATTTTATCACCAATACCCTCCGTTGCTTTATTCTTAAAAGCTCCGAGTTTTTTAGCTACTCCTGAACCTTTTATTTTTTCTCCTATCTTGCCTGCAAAAGAACCTAATTTACCACCAGCTCCCCCTAACATACCACCTACCTTAGATGCAGCCATCTTTGCAAGGTTCTTAACAACTTGTGCTGATGATTTAATCATACCACCCATATCAATTCCAAGTCCTTTGAGTTGTAATCCCGTTTGACCTGCAGCAGTAACCATACCTCCTAATCCTTTAATACTGGTACCAAGATATTTGTTTAATCCCCCATCAACGAGTTCACCCATTGCAGAGAACTGTTCATTCATGATTCCACCAAGTTTACCTGCTTGTTCTTGGTTGGTAGCCATTTTCTTGAATTCATCAACAGATACGCCTAATAAATCAGCTGTCTGTTTCTTTTGGTAGTAATCCATTTTATTAAATGCAGTTATACCACCAACTTGTTTTAGAGTTTCCCCTACTGCACCTTTTATATCATTATTATATGCAAGTTCTCTTGCTTTGTTAAGATTAATGTTTTTACCTAACATTGCACCTAATTCTAATTCTTTAGTAATAGATGTTTCAAAATCAAGTAATCCATCGGCAACACCACTAAGTGTTTTCATATTAACACCTAATTTCGCTGCATATCCAGCAGCTTCTAATATATTATCACCACCATCTTTACCAAATAATGCAAACTCTTCAGCTGAATTAGCTAAATCACTCATTAATTGAGCTGGTATGATTCCATTTTGTTTTGCAAACTCTGATGAGGTTTTAATCATATCAGTTGCAACAGAAGTAGAATTTCCATTTAATCTTGCAAACGAACCTGTTAGGGTAGCGGCTTCTTGTCCACTAATACCCATGTTCATAGATATTAATCCAATATTTGCTTGTGCTTCAAATGTTGCTCTTCCTGTATCACCAAGTTCAGCGGATAATGCTTTAGCATTTCCAACTGCATCACTAAATACTAATGATAGTAAACCAGCTTTTCTAGCAACACCATCTGTTTGGAACATTGAAGTTCCTAATTCAGTATTTGCTTCGCCTATCTTACCAACAACAACACCAAGACCTGATATTAAACCACCTACAGCTCCTGTTATGTTACCATATAGAGTTTTAACGGTCATTAATGTACCTTGTATTGTTTTCTTTATACCTTCAAGTACATCATGCTGGGATTGTATTAAAGCTTTTTGTTCAGAACTCATGTCAGCATAATTCTGTGCTAAACTATTCTGTTGTTTTAGTGATTGAATAACTTTAGTGTTTCCATGAAGAATCGTACCAAGAGATGACATCTGGTCGTTATACTCATTTGTAAGAGCCGCTCGAGCTTCAACATCTTCTGAACCCAATTGTGCAATACTTCTATTGAGTTCTTGAACTTTAGTTATAGTTGCTAGACCTTCTTTATCTATTGAATCAATTTTAGTTTTAAATTTAGTATTTTCTGAAGCTAATCTTAAACCTTCTGTTTGTAAACTGTTTAAATCACCATACATAGAACCCATTGACTTGATAGAGCTTTCTTCACTTTTCAATGAATCTAACTTTTCTTGTCTAAGTTGTTGGATTTCTTTTCTAAGTTCTTTTTGTTTTGAAATGAGAGATTCTAACTGCTTTTGTTCTTTTTCAGTTAGCGCAATAGATTTCTTCTGAAGTTCAATCTTTTCAGCTTGTATCTTCTTAGCTTCTTTTAATATTTCAGCATCATTTCTTGCCATTATAGTCTATTCCTAAGTTATATTATTTACTATAATCTGCGAAAAGTTTATCTAACTCTCGTTTTTCTTTTTCGATTTGTTTCATCTTATCGAGTACTGCTTTAGGCATACCTGCTTTCTTAGCTTTATCTAAATGTCTCTTTGTAGTATTGTTTTTAACACCATCAAAGAAGTCTCCGACAAACTTACTAATACCCAATCCCTCGTTTATGTTTTTTTTACCCATGTTGTCAATCCTATATATTTGTTCTTATATAAATATAAGACAAAAAAAAAGTGAGGAAGTATTACCTCCTCACATTTACATTTGGACTCCTACCACCACCTTTTTTGGCAGATTTGTCCATTTCTTTCTTTTCAGATTTCTTTGCTTCTAACAGTTTCTTAAAGTAGAAATTTCTCCAATGGATTGGCATGAAGTAAATTTCTGACCAAGTAAATCCATTACCATAGTTAACCATTTCCCAAATTTGACTGTGAAGTTGGATACTATAATCACTCGGAAGGGTAAAAAAATCCAACCCCAAAGGGGATATCGAGAGCCTCCGTCTCTCCAGTAATATCTGATGTGAAATCAAATTTTAAATCTAAATCAGGTGTAAATTCTTGAATGTGTTTTCTAAGAGCTCTGGAATCTCTTGCTAGTAAACCATTCTTTACCCAATTATTAATGAATCCTCTATCTTCGTTACCATCTACTGATTGAATCATATATCTCAAACGAGTGGTAACATCTTGAGAAACTGCTTCTCCTTTTTGTAATCGTTGTAATGCAGCTATTTCTGCATTTATATCAATTTCATCCTTATGTGTTAATAATCTAAATATAATTTTTTTCTTACCAAGTGGCAAATCAAATTCATATTTGTTTTCATTGGATAAAAAATCAGTATCAACTTCTTTTACTTGTACCTTAGAAAGGTCTATGTTTGTTTTTTGGATTTCACCAGAAAACGGGTCGGTTACTTCTACTTGATAATCTTTACCATATCCTAAGATACGAGTTGCTAATAGAATTGCGTTTTTATCACCAATGAATATATCACCTACATTCACATCTTTTTCTACAACAACAGATTCAAAGAGTTTATCGAGTACCACCCCCTTCCTTATCAAATTCTGTGAAGCAAGTATATCCTCTTCTCTAGCGGTCATATACTTAATTTCAACTGTACCCTTTGATAATGGGTTTGATTCTGGGTAAAGTTTACCTTTAGAGGGTAAATCAATTACTTCCGTTGGAAAATCATTATTTGCCATAACTTTGTTTTATTTGTTCGTATATAAATATATAACTTTTAAAAAAGTTGTAAAAAAAAGGTTCTCACTAAGAGAACCTTCTTCACTAAAATATATTTAATTTTATTATTAGAATTCTAAGATTGCATAATCATAAGATAATGTCAATGTGATTTCGGCAGGGTCATTAGAAGACCAATCTAAATCATTGAACACTGCGTTATTGATAAATGCACCTTTAAGAGTCCATTGTTCAATCTTATCACCAACTGGTCCTAAAAGATAAATCTGTAAATCCTTTTTATAGAAATCTGCATATCCATCTCTACCTGTTAGAGATTCGTGTGATGTTCTTACCCACTCCATTACTGCTTGAGCTCCTGAAGGAACGATAGGGTCAAATAATGTAATCTCTACATCTTGCCATTCTCCCTTACCTTTTAATTTACGTTTAACGTTAATGTGGTCTAGGGTAATAGTTTCAAACTGAATTGAAGGTCTATTTGCTGTTTTTATTAGATATGAAGGGATACCATCGATTTCCATGATGAAACGATTTTTCATCTTTGGTTCGAAATTGGTATAAAACATATCGTTAAATTCTAATACTTCTGCCATGTTGTTTTCTCCTAATTATATTCTTACTATAAATATAGTTCTTTTTTATTTTTATTTAATTTATGCGGTAAAAGATGCACCAGTTGGTAAGATATTGAAATCTAACACGATGAATTCAGCAGTTTTAGTTGGTTGTAAGAAAATCTGTCCAGCCAATATATTTCTGTCAATTACATCTGGTGTGTTATTACTCTCATCCATCACCACTCTAAATGCATACAATCCTTGTCTTTGTTGTATTCCTTCTAAATAAGGATTTACAGTATTCAAGAATTTACCTCTCGTTTGAGATGTGTTTTGTTCGAATACTAAGTATCTTGAAGTAGAAGCTATATACTTCTTAACTTTAATCATTAATCTTCTTACATTAATTCTATCAAGTGCAGATGCTTTATCTTGTAAAGTTTTCTGTCCAAATGCTACGATACCTTCTCCAGGGAACTGAGCGATTGGATTAATCTTTCCTTCATACAATTCATCTCTTTCAGCGTGTGTTAATCTGTTTAATACAGATATTGCACCTACAATACCACCTCTATTTAAACCTGCTGGTGCAAACCATTCGGCTGCAACTGCATCGTTAGAAGCATATATTCCTGGCATCAATACTGATGGTGGAACTGAAATTAGTTTATTAGTTCGTGAATCAATTGTTTTAACCCATGGGTAGTATGTACCTACATAGTTAGAATCAACTGCTACACCTTGTTCTATTGCTTGTGATATAGTATCAGATGTTACATTTCCGTTTGAACTATTGTAGTTTACACCCACAACATCACCAATAAAGAAACAATCTTCTCTAGCTTCACACATATCAACTACTTTGTCAAATACATATGAGTGATGTCTTCTTACGATTCCAGGTACAGATACCAAGTTGATATCGAAATCATCTGGGTTAGATACCGATGCAATTGCTTTTACATATGCAACAGAACCACTTGCTGTTGAAGTTGATAAATTAAATCCTTGAGAGTTACCACTACCAAAGTTTGCAGATGAACCAGCAAGTGCTTTTTCAATGGTTGGGTCACAACCATCAAATCCACCTTGGAATCCAACTGTAAATTGTCTTTTGTTAATATCAGATGATAGC